CTCGGCATCAACGCGGCCGCTGGCATGGACGGACCCCGCTGGAAGCCTCTGACCGGCCAAATCGGCGAACAGCCGCAAAGCGAACTCGACAAGGACTGATACCCGCCGATGCTTAAATGGTTCTCCAAGGCGCTTACTGGGATGCGGCACGCGCCTCGCCCGCTCCTGACCAGCGGGCTGTTGCGACGCACGCGCTTCGATTACCGGCGCGAGATCGGCGATTGCCTCGACGCCTCGGTGGTGACCGCGCCGGTGCAGTGGGTCCAGCGCTCGCTTCCCGAAGCTCGGCTGACCGTCGTGCGCTACGGCCGCGGCGGCAAGGTTGACGACCTTGCCGACCACGACATGCTTTCGCTCATCGCGAGGCCCAATGAGTATTACGGCGATATCGCGCTCTGGTCGGGCACGGTCTTGAGCTACTGCATCGCCGGCAATGCCTACTGGCTGAAGGCGCGGAACAGCGTCGGCCGTCCAGCCGAGCTTTGGTACGTGCCGCATTGGACCATGAAGCCTTACGGCTCGGAAGACGGCAGTTCGCTGCTCTCGCACTACGTCTACTCGCCAGGCGGCGGTATCGAACCTATCAAGGTCGAACCGGCCGACGTGGTGCACTTCCGCCACGGCATTGACCCGCGCGATCCGCGCCTGGGAATTTCGCCGCTCGACGGCGCGATCCGCGAAATCTTCATGGATCTCGAAAGCTCCAACTTCGTCGCATCGCTCTTGCGCAACATGGGCGTGCCAGGCGTCGTCATTAGCCCGAGAGGTGGCGTGGTTCCGGCCGAGGACGTCGAGGCGACCAAGGCGTGGTTTCAGCAGGCCTTCGGCGGCGATCGGCGCGGCGGGCCGCTGGTGATGGGCGCCCCCACGGACGTCGCTCCTTACGGCTTCAACCCGCAACAGATGAACATGTCGGAAGCGCGCGACGTGGCCGAAGAGCGTGTCTGCGCGTCCCTCGGGATCCCGGCGGCCGTCGTCGGCTTCGGCGCAGGGCTGCAGTCGACCAAGGTCGGCGCGACCATGGCGGAGCTGAGAAAGCTCGCCTGGCACAACGGCGTGCTGCCGATCGGCCGGGTGTTCGCGGACGAGATTGACCGCTCGCTCCTACCGGACTTCGGCCCGGCCACCGGCCGCGTGAAGACAGTGTGGGACACGTCCGAAGTGCTGGCTTTGGCCGATGACGAGGACAAGGAAACCGAGCGCTGGAACAAGCGCGTGCAAGGCGGCTGGGTAATGGTTTCCGAGGCGCGCGAAGCCGCGGGGCTCGATGTCGACGACAGCCACAAAATCTACCTGAGGCCGATTTCTGTGGTGGAGGTCGCCGCGGGCGCTCCGCCGCGCGACGGGCAGGTCACGCAGGAGCCTAAGGAACGCGGCGAGAAGGCCGTCGCGCCGCTTCAGGCACGGCGGGCAGGCACCCGCTTCCTTCGCCTGGTCGCTGCCCAGGAGGAGCCGCGTGCAAAGGCCTTTGAAAAGCGCCTCAAGGCCTTCTTCAAGGACCTTGGAAAGGCGGCGCGCCAGGCGGCGCTCCCGCTCCTCGAGGAGGAAGACCTGACGCCCAAAGAAAAGGCGATCGAAGAAAAGAGCGACGAGCTGCTCGTCGCGCGGATCCTCGACGCGCTGGGCATCGGTACGCACTGGACCACTTTCCGGCAGATGTTCGAGGCGCAGTATCTTGAGGTGGCGAAGGAAGTGTCGCAAGCGGCCGAACTCGCTGGGATCTCCGGCAGCTTGCCCGATCCGGTGGCCCGCGCCGTCGCCGGCGCCGGCGGCCGGCGCGCCGGACTGATCGACCTTTCCGCCCAGTCAAAAGCAGCGCTCTTCGACGCGATCGCCGAGGGCCGCGCAGACGGCCTCGGTGCAACCCAACTCGCCGCACGCATCGCCGACCACGTCGAGGGCGGTCCCTGGGCGAGCCCGGAGACCAGGGCACGCGTCATTGCCCGGACCGAGACCAAGTACGCGCAGAACATCTCGACGATCGAGCGCGGCCGCGCCGCCGGCGTCGAGCGCTTCATCATTTTCGACGGGCGGCTGGGGCCGGGCCGATCACTGCCGAGCCATATCGCGCGCAACGGCGGGATCGTGACGGCAGACGAGGCAATGCAGATGGCAGCTGCCGAACATCCCAACGGAACGCTGAGTTTTTCGCCGTACTTCGGCGACGACCAGGACGAGGAGTAAGACCATGAAGACAGAGACGAAGAGCCTGACCGTCGAGAAGATGGACGAGAAAGGTCACGGCCTGGCGAAGATCGCCACGCTATCGGCCGTCGATCACGACGGCGACACCTACCTGCCCGGCGCCTTCGCCTGGAAGCAAGGCGGCCAGTGGGTACCGATCCTGCCCGCACATGACCGCAAGGCCATGCCGTTCGGCAAGGCCCGTGTCTACGAGGACGGCGATGCGGCTTATGCGGAGCTGCATCTGAACCTCGATACCGAGGCCGGTCGCGAATGGCACTCGGCGCTTAAGTTCGACCTGGCGAAGGGTGCGGCCGTGCAGGAATGGTCCTACGGTTTCGGCGTGCTCGATCAGGCGCGGGAAACCCGCAACGGCGAACCGCTGCGCGTGCTGAAGCGCCTGGATGTTCATGAGGTCTCGACGGTCGTACGCGGCGCCGGCGTCGGTACCGGGACGCTCGCCATGAAATCGCGCGGCAGCTTCTCCGACCAGATCGACGCGGTGATTGCCGAAATCGACGACATCGTGGAACGGGCCGGCGGCGTGAAGGCGTTGCGAGAGGCTCAAGGTCGCGATATGAGCAAGGCACGGCTTGACCAGCTCGCCGACCTGAGACGTCGGTTTGACGAAGTCTTCATGCTCGACCCGTTCCCGCCGGCGACTGAAAAGGCCCGCGAGGAAGCCGAGCGGCTGGCGGCGGACTTTTTGACCCTTTCGGCCCGGCGCAATGTCGGCCTCTGATAGCCACGAGACCGGTTGCCGAAAAAACGCCCGTGGAGCGCGTTTGCGCCCCGCCGGCGACCGGAGACACCAGCCTGACCCGGAATTAGCGTCCAAGGCCTTCAAAACGGCTTCAAAACGCGCGCGAATTCCCATAGCTTCGCCCGCGAGGGTTCTGTAGCCGTAGTTCGGCAGTGTGAAATGCTAAAGGGGAAGTTCATGTTCAAAAAGCTCGCTTTCGGGTCGCTGGTCGCCCTCGTGCTCACGAACGTCACTTACGCGCAGGAGCGCGAGCAGGGATGGGGTCTGTTTTTCAATCGGGACACGTTTGACGGCACCGTCTTCCCCGTGGCGATGATGGCCGAAGAGGGAGAGAGCTTTTCAAAGGCGAACATGGGGGTCGCATGTGGTGACGGCGGTTCGCTGGTGCCCTTCATCCGACCGCCGCATCTCTATGTTGACCCAGGCTCGTACTCCGTGGAATTCAAGAGCGGGCCGGCCCTCCGGAAGTTCACATTCACAGCCGGAGAAGTGCCTCGCCTCGGCAAGCAACTGAGCCTGCAGTCCGAAGAGGCTAAGGCGCTTCTCGATCTGTTTGCAAATGCAGCCGAGCCTGTTGCATATCGGACGGAGCGGCAGCAGGGACGCTTCTCGCCGATCGCCGCGCGTCAAGTGTTTGACATTGTCCGCGCATCTTGCCCAAAATGATCGGGCACGGTCCTCTCTCTCTTTGCTCATAGCTACCTCATCCACGCCCTTGCGTGGATGTTTGTTTTTCTAGTCCCTTTCTACGATCTCTGTCGAACTGGCGCTGACGCCGGTTGCATCGGCGCGCGGACGTGCCTTCCCGAAAAGATGATCGTTAGGAGGTGGGCGGATGCCCGATAATCTTACATTGAAGCAAGTCCGCGAGAAGCTCGCGGCGAAGCAGGACGAACTCGGCAAGGTGTTTACCGAAGCGAGCGTGACCGTCGATGGCGGCCAGAAGAGCTACGACTTCAACCGGGTGACGTGCCTGGGCGAGAAGGTCAAGGGTTCGATTGCGGTGGCCGAGCAGGTCAAGGCGATGAACGCCGAACTCAACGAGCTGGCGCAGCAGGCGGAGACGCTCGAGGCCGCAGAGAAGGCGGCGCGCGACCAGGCCGATCGCGAGAAAGTCCGTAACCGTCCGCCGATGCCTGGAGCGAAGGGCAACTATTCGAGCGTCGAGGAGCGCATCAAAAGCCTTGGCGAAATGGTCGCCGAGGAAAAGACTTACCAGGACTGGGCGAAGTCAGGTGCTGCCGGCGGCATTACGCTGCAGTTCGACACTCTGTTCCCTTCCGACGCGCTCGCCAAGGGTATGGCCTTCGAGACGATCGGCTCCAAGGCATTGATGTCCACGACCGCCGGCTGGGCGCCGCAATCGCTGCGCATCGGCGGCTTCGTGGAAGCGGCGACAAGGCCGATCCAACTTCTCGACATCATCCCCATGGCACAGACCGGCTTCGAGCAAGTGGTCTACATGGAGGAGACGACGCGCAACCAAGTCGCGGCCGAAACGGCCGAAGGCGGCACTTACGCGGAAAGCAGCTTCGCTCTAACCGAGAAAACTTCGCCGGTGCGCAAAATAACCGACAGCTTGCCGGTGACTGACGAGCAGCTCGAGGATGTGGCGCAGGCGCAGAGCTATATCAACTCGCGCCTCACCTTCGGTCTGCGTCAGCGGCTCGACGGTCAGGTTCTCGTCGGCAATGCTGTCGGGTCCAATTTGCGGGGCCTGAAGAACGTCGCCGGCATTCAGACCCAGGCCAAAGGCACGGACCCCGTGCCGGATACGTTCTTCAAGGCTATGACGAAGGTTCGCCTTGGCGGTCGCGCCATCCCCACGCACCACGTCATGCACCCGACAGACTGGCAGAACGTGCGTCTGCTGCGCACCACGGACGGCATTTATATCTGGGGCAATCCGTCGGAGGCCGGGCCGGAGCGCATGTGGGGTCTTCCGGTTGTCCAGCAGGATGCGGATGCGGCGGGCACGGGCTATGTCGGCTCGTTCCAGCCGGCGTGGCTGTCGCTTTTTGAGCGCCGCGGTGTCGACGTGCAGATCGGCTATGTCGGCGCGCAGTTCACCGAGGGCAGGCGTACGGTGCGCGCCGATATGCGCTTCGCCTTCGTCGTCTTCCGTCCCGCAGCCTTCTGCCAGACGACGGGTCTCTAATACCTGCGGCGAGATGAGCGCTCTTTACCAGCTTGCGGCGACGAGGCTGGCGGACCGGAAGGTCCGGGAGGCTCCGGACAGGTGACGGCGGGCGCTGCGGCCGTCACCCCTTTCAAGGAGGCATAGATGCCGACGATTTCAGGCTTTTCGAAGCCCGTAGGCTGCGCCATGATCCCAGGCGGACCCATGGGCGAGCATGCCGTACAGGGCGCGCTCCAGCCGGGCGACACGCTGCTTTCGGTCGAGCACATCACTGATGGCACCCCGCCGGGGCGCGCGGACATCACGGCTGAATTTTCCATAACCGCCGGCAAGTCCGGCTCAATCACCAACACGACGACTGACACCACGGGCGGCTGGCTGCACGTCCTGTGGGCGCGGTCCGAATAGGAGACTGCAATGCAGGCGCAGGAAAGACTGTATCTCACTGAGAAAAAGGACAAGCTCGTCGGCGAAGGCGACAAGCGGGCGAGTTTCCTTTACGCGATCCCCGGCGACGAGATCCCCGAGGAGGCGGCGGCAAAGTTCGGCCTCAAGGAAGGCAAGCTCCCCTCCAACAAAGAAGCCAAGGCCGGCGAAAACAAGGACGCAAAGTAAGCCATGGCTCTGATCGACCGGGTCAAGGAGCGCACGGGAGCGGACCTCCCCGACGCCGAGCTGCAGGCGATGATCGATATGATCTCCGCCGAGATCGACGCGCGCTTCGGCCCGGCCGGTGCGGTCACGGTGGAGATTGGCGACGTGACCGATCCCTGCTCCAGGGAGGTCAAGACGCTGCGGCTTAACCGGTCACTGGACGCTAGCCAGCCCGTTTCGATCGTCGAGATCGACCCGGGCTGGAGCGGCAACGCGGCGAACACGGTGACGCTCTCCGCGAACGACTACCGGGTGATGCATGGTGGCCGGACGCTGGCCCGGCTGTGGGACGGGGACAATGGCCGGCAATATTGGGCGCCGCTGGTGCGCATCACCTATACCCCGAAGGAAGCGGCGGGAGCACGCGACGAGGCCGTGATCAGGCTGATGCAGGTCGACCTCTCAGACAAGGGCGGTCTCAAGAGCGAGCGCGCCGGCGACTATTCCTACACACTGGCCACCGGACAGGAGCGCACTGAAGCCCGCGAAGGAGTCTTCGCCTGGCTGAACGGGCTGCTCGGCGCCGGCGGCCTCTCGATGGCTTAGAGGATGTCTCCATGAACCCCGTCAATGGCCGTCTTACCATGCGGGCTCTGGTGGAGCGGAACCAGGCCACAGGCAAGGACGGGTGGGGCAATCCGGTAGCTCCCGACTTTCAGCCGCTCTCAACCCTCAAGTGCTTCGTCTGGTCGAAGGCCTCACGCGAGCTGGTCGACGGCAACAAGACAGCGATGATCGAGGATATGCGGGCGCTCTTTGCGCTCTCCGCTGACATCCGGGAAGATGACGAGATTTCGGCCGTCACCGACGCTCGAGGCGCCACCATCATAGCCGGCCGCCTGCGCGTGGAAGGCCCAGTGCAGCGCAAGCACACGCATCTTGAGGCGGCACTGAAGCGGATCGGTTGACAGATGGCCGGTAAATCGAAGTCGCTCAAATGGTTCGGCAAGGCGGTGACGGCCGAGATGCGCCAGGCGCAGATCAGGGGCGTCAATCAGACGATGGCCGCGGCATCCGCCGAAGCGAAGCAGAACCATACCTGGCAGAACCGCACCGGTACTCTGGAAGGTTCAATCGACATCGCAGACTATGCACGCGCCGAGAAGGACGGCGTGCGCGGCACCTGGGGAGCGCGCGACATCGCCTATGCGCGGATCCACGAGCTGGGCGGCACGATCCGCCCGAAGAAGGCCAAGGCGCTGGCGATCCCGGACCCGAAAAAGGCGGGCGGCGTGATCCTGGTCCAGTCGGTGACGATTCCTGCGCGACCCTATCTGCGCCCCGCGGCCGACAAGGAATATCCGAAGCTCGCGAGCCGAATTAAAAGCGCCTTCGAGCGCGCTTCGAAGCGCAAATAAAGGCGCACTTGACATCGGCGGGGCCGGCCGTAATGCTTCGGGTGCTTCTCCTCCGATCCCCCATCTAGATCACCCGCGCAGCCGCGTGGATGTTTTGGTATCGCCGGCATTTCTAGTATCGCCGGCATGGCTGAAGCGGACATCATCAAGGCGATCACAGAGGTCCTGAAGGCGGACGGCAATGTTGCCCCGCTCGCGGAAGGGCGCGTCTTTGGCGGCGAGTTGCCGGAAGGCGAGGCTCAGTTCATGCCGCGCAATGCCATGGTAATCCAGCCTTCGGGCGGCGTCTCGCTAGCGGCCGGAAGCTTCCTCAACCACGACACCCAGCGCATCGACCTTTTTTCCTATGGAGCCACGCCCTTCGAGGCGGAAGCGCTCAGAAAGCTCGGACGCCGCGCGCTGGTCAATGTCCGCAGGCGGATCGTCAGCAACTGCCTCATTCACTGGATCGAGCCGGCGGGCGGCTTTTTCGCTGCCCGTGATCCCGATGCGGCATGGCCGCGCGCCTTCCAGTCCTACCAGGTCTTTTACGCTCTAGAGGAGATTTAGCGCCATGCCCGCGCCCTTCGAAATCATCGCCGCACCCTTCACGGCCTATTACGCGCCGCTCGGGACCTCCTTCCCGCTGGTCAACGCCGCCCCTGCCGTCGACTGGATCAAGATCGGCACGTCCGGCGACGAAAGCTATGACCCAGAGGGTGTGACGGTGACCCATAGCCAGGAGGTCAACAAGGTCCGCCCCCTCGGCTGCACCGTGGCTATCAAGGCTTTCCGCACGGAGGAAGAGCTGATGATCGCCTTCACGCTTTGGGACGTGAGCGCGGAGTTCTATCGGCTGTCCCTCAACTCGAACGCGATCACGACGGTCACCGCCGGCTCCGGCACGCCGGGCACAAAGACGGTGCAGTTTTACCAGGGCGAGCAGGTGGCGACCATGGCGCTGCTGCTTAGGGCTGACGTCTCGCCCTACGGTGACAGCATGAAAATGCAGTACGAGGTGCCCTACTGCTTCATGTCCGGAAGCCCGGAGCCCGTCTACAGGAAAGGCGAGCCGGCAGGCTTCGCGCTGGAGTTCTCGGCGTTGCGAGACCCGAACGCCGCCAGCAAGGCCACGAGCTTCGGCCGGCTCGTTCTGCAGCACCAGGCGCCGCTCTGAACATGAACGGGCGTGATCTACTGGCCGCGGCTCGCGCTCTCGATGCCGAGGCCCGCCACCACAAGCGCGAGGAGCGCCGTCACCGGATGGCGGCGCGAAACGCTCGCGAAAAACTTGCCGTCATTGAGCGCGAGTGCGCCCGCCTCGGCATCACCCTCACCATCCATTCAGGCGAAGGAAACACTCCATGGCCAAAGACCCCATCCTTGACCTCAACACGCTGATCGAGCGGCCGAAGATCACGATCGACGGCACCCCTTACGAAATCCTGTCGCCGGAGGAATTGTCGATCCTCGACAGCCAGGCCTTCACCTTCTGGGGCGGCGAGATAGAGCGGCTGTCGAAGGAAAAGGACAAGGGTGAAGAACTCTCGAGCCTGATCGACACGGTCGCGCGGAAAGTGCTGGTCAGCGTGCCGGCAGCGGTGTTCGCCAAGCTCACCGGCGCGCAGAAGTTTCGAGTGGTCGAGGTTTTTACCGTGCTCCTGCTGCGCGACAAAATGGGCGCGGTGGGAGCGGTGGCGCAGGTGATGAAGGGGCTGGCCCCGTCGACTGGGGAGAAGAGCTCCCCCGCCTCCAGCGGTTCTTCGGCGGAGACCCCGGCTGGTGGCTCGCGCAAGCGCCGGCGGCGCTAGTCAGGGCCTATCGCACCATGTTGCCGCGCCTTCAGGCCCAAGAACAGATTATGGCGATCAATGCAGCGCGCCTCGGCTCGGGCTGGGTCGACAAGAAGGATGCGCGCCGCGCGCTATCCCGCCTCGAGCGTATCGCCGAGGGCGGCCGTATGCAGGCGGTCAAGGCGACGCCGGATATGCTCGCTGCGGCCGGCATCGCGGTAGTCGAAGTGCCTCCGGCCGTCGAAGGGGAGTTGAACCATGTCTGAGCGGCTTGGCGAAGCGCTTCTCGATCTCAGGACTAACGACAAGGGCTTCAATGCCGGGATAAAGCGGGCGGAGGGCGGTGCCCAGAAGCTGGGCGGCACGCTCGATCAGACCTCCGACAAAGCGGACAATCTGTCCGATCGGATGCGTTCGACAGGCGCCGCGCTCCGCAATGCGGGCGAGGCGTCCAGTGCGGCGGCCGGCGCCGCCATGCAGGGAGCCGCAGCCCTTTACCGGATGGACGCGGCAGGGATGGCGGCAAGCAAGGCTTCCGTTGCCCTGGCTCAGGCTGACTACAAAAAGGCATCCGCTGCCCTTGCTGCGGCTAGGGCGGATGGCGAGGCGACAAAGGAAGCGATCGCCGCAGCGACGGCCATGAGGCAGAAGGCGTTCGCGTCGCTCGAAGCGGCCAAGGCGGATTACGCCCAGGTGGTCGCCTCCCAGCGGGTGGCGCAGGCGGACCAGGCCGCAGCAGCGGCAGCGAGGGAAGTCGCGGCTGCCGATGGCGCGGCGGCGGTCGCATTGCAAGGTGCAGCGAACGCCGCCAAGGCCGCCGCACCGGCGCTCGACATGCATGCCAAGGCAGCTCGCAACGCCGCTTTGCAGCAGAAGCTGCTCGTCTTCCAGCTCAACGACGTCTTCGTTTCGCTCGCCTCCGGCATGCCGCTCTACATGGTCGCCATCCAACAGGGATCGCAGATGGCGCAGATTTGGGGACCTGGCGAAGGCGGTCTCGGGCGGGCGCTAAGGGAGACCGGCAAGATGGCGGTGAACGCGGCAACGCGTTTCCCGCTGCTCACGGGAGCCGTCGCGCTTGGCGCTGCTGCGATCGCCGGCATGACCTACGAGGTCAACCGCGCTTCGGATGTGACGGTGGGCTTCGGAGACGTGGCGCTCGCCACCTGGCAAACAATTGCCGATGGGCTCGCGGAACTGCTCAAGCCCGCGATCGACGCTATGGGACCATGGTTCCAGTCTGCGTGGGACAGCATCGTTTCGGGGGCCAAGAACACCGGCAACCTAATCATCAACTCGTTCCGTGCGGCCGGCGTCGACGTGGGGCTGGTGGCCGAAACCATCGCGACTCATTTCGATGGTGCGTTGGAGAGGATCACGACCATCTGGTCCAGGCTGCCGAGCGCGTTGGGCGACATTGTCTATTCGACGGCGAACCGTGTGGTCGATGGTGTCGAAGCCATGATCAACGGTGCGGTGGACCGGATAAACAAGCTGAACGAATACCTGCCCGAATGGGCTCAGTTCGACGGGATCGACGGAGTCGACCTCCCCGGCATTGAGAACCGCTTCGATGGTGCGGCCAGCGATCTGGTAACGAGCCTTGGCGAAAGTGCGGCCAAGGAGGTCGCGGATGTCAAGGCGATTTGGGGCGATCGCAACGCCCGTATCACCGAGATCATGGCCAGTGACCCGCTTGGCGATTTCTTCAACGCGGTCAAGGACCGCTCGGTCGAGAACGCGCTCGATCGGGAGAAGGAAAAGAAGGGCAAGTCGGGGGACGACACGTCCGGCAGGAGTGACGCTGAAAAGTACCAGGACCTGGTCCGCAGCGCCGAGCAGTTCATCCAGGCGCAGACGCGCGAGCGGCAGTCGATCGGCCTTACTGCAGAGGCGGCTGCGCGGCTGCGCTATGAGCAGGAACTCCTCAATGCTGCGGCCAACGACAACATCAAACTGACGCCACAACAGACCGCGGAGCTGAAGCGGCTTGCCGGAGAGATGGCCGTGGCCGAGGCAGAGACGACCAGGCTGCAGGAGAGCTTCAACTTCGCCCGCGACGTGGCGGGCGGCTTTGTCTCCGATGTGCGGCAAGGGCTCGAGGACGGCAAGGGCCTCTTCAAGTCCTTCGCCGACGCGGCGGTGGGCGCCCTGAACAGGGTGATCGACAAGATCCTGAACGAGGCGCTCGACGCGCTCTTCCAGCTCGGCAGCGCCGGCAGCAACGTCGGGTCGGGCGGCGGTTTCCTCGGCGGCATCGGCAACATCTTCAGCTCGTTGTTTTCCGGCTTCTTCGCCAAGGGCGGCCTTATCCCCAGCGGCACGTTCGGCATCGTCGGCGAGAAGGGCCCCGAACCGGTCATTGGCACGTCGCGCGGCGCGATGGTGCTGCCGAACTCCTCGCTGAAGGGGAAGCAAGGCGGCGGCCACGCCGGCGGCATGCACATCACCTTCGGCGTCGATGTCGACGATAACGGTCGGCTTAGCGCCTACGTCAAGAACGTCGCCCGGACGGAAAGCAGCACCGCCGCGCAGGGCGCCGTCGCCGCCTATGACCGGGGCCTGCCCGACCGCGTCCAGCAGATCAACGCAAATCCGAGGAGGCGCTAGTGGCTGCCCTTGCTCTTTCCGAGGTCTACGACCGGCTGGTGATCGCCGCGACGCGATTCGACATCCAGCGCAACGACGAGTTCTCCGGCGTCGCCAGTGGCGCGCTCTGGCAGGCGGAGCTGGCGCCGCCGCTCTGGACGGCGGAGGTGACGCTCAACGACCAGACGCTCAATGAGATGAAGCAACAGGCGGCGCTGATCCGCAAGCTCGACGGCGCGCGCCAGAACTTCCTGCTCTGCGATACGACGTCGCTTTATCCGCAGGCGGACCCGGACGGCACGATCCTTGGGAGCGCCGCTGTCACGATCGGCACAATCGGTACCGACCGCACGATCGCGCCGCTGCTGGGATTGCCGTCCGGCTACAAGCTCACACTTGGCGACAAGATGCAGATCAACGGCGCGAGCAAGATCGCTTTCGTCGAGGTTTCAGGAACCGTGACCGCGACCGCCGGCGGCATCGCCAACGTCGAGGTCTTCCCGCGCCTGCCGGCATGGATCGTGAACGGCGCGACCGTCCTCCTCAAACGCCCGGCCTGTCCGATGGTGATCCTGCCGGGCAGCCACAATCCCGGCACAAACGAAGGCGTCAGAACGTCCGGCGCCGGCTTCAAGTCGATCCAGAAGAGCTGACGATGCGCAACATCACCGCCGCCCTTCTCACCGCCATTACCAAGGCCCGCGAAAAGGGCCTCGTGCCGCGCACGCTGGTCTACGTGACGGCCAAGAACCGCACGACCGGCCTGCCGGAAAGTATCGGCGTCTGGAGCGACCACGACGACGCCAACATCACCGTACTCAGCGGCACCACCGGACTGACGGTAACCCGCCACTACCACGGCGCCGGCGCTCTCCTCGAGGTGAGCGAGATACCGCGTGTTTCCGACCTGACCGTCCAGACCGTGACAATCGGCCTGTCGCAGATCGCCGCCGTCTCGCAGCAGCTCGTGCGCGAATACGACGTGCGGCTTGCCAAGGTCGAGATCCACCAGGTGCTGCTCGATCCGAAGAGCGGCCAGCTCGTCAGCGTCGATGCTCCGGTGTTCCTGGGCGAGGTCGACGGCGCGCCGATCACGACGCCGGCGGTCGGCGGCGAAGGCTCGATCGAGCTGAAGGTGATCTCCGACGCGATCTCCATGCTGACGCGTACCAACCCGCGCAAGTCCTCCTACGAGGCGCAGAAGCGGCGGCAGGGCGACGAATGGGGGCTTTATTCCGGCACGGTCGCAACCTGGAAGATACCGTGGGGGCAGAAGGCATGACCAGCGAGCTGACGCGTCTTCCCGACTGGCGCCGCCGCTTCGAAGAGGCGATCGACGAAATCAAGGCGCGGCCATTCGACTGGGAGAGCCACGAATGCGGCACGGGGCTTGCCGGCAGGCTGGCTTTCGCACTGACGGGTGTCGACTGTGCCGCTGAATATCGCGGCACCTATCATAGTGCCGCGGGTGCATTCCGCGTCATGCGTGAAGCCGGCTTCGACAATATCGGCGACCTGGTCGCTTCGATCCTCCCGGAGGTGCACGTCTCTGAAGCATCGGTCGGCGATATCGCCGCCATTCCGGACGATAGCCTGTTCGGCTTTGCGCTCGGTGTCGTCAATGGTGAGCGGATATTCGTGCTGAGGGAGAACGGCCTCGGCACGGTCGACCTGCTCGATGCCACGCGCGCATTCAAGGTCGGGTGAACTGCATGCGGACGCTGCCATTCCTCCTCATCTTCGCCATGGCACTCTTGTCGGCCGACTATGCGCATGCCGAACCGATCTCGACGGCGATCGCCGCGATTGCCGGGCTTCTCTCGGCTGGCGGTGCTGCCGGCGCGATCGCCCAACTCGCTCTCGGCCTTGCGCTCTCGTACGGTGTCGGCCTGATCGAAAAGGCTCGCGCGGAGAAGCGTCAAAGCCGGGTCGAGGCGCGTGGCGTCACGCTCGAGGTCCGTATGGGCGACGACCAGCCGGCGAGCTTCGTCGTCGGCACCTATGCCACCGCGGGCATCCGCAAGTACATCGGAACATGGGGAAAGGCGGGCGAGACGCCGAATGCCTACCTCACCGACGTCCTCGAGCTTTCCTGCATCCCCCATCCGGGGATTTCCGGGATCTGGATCGACGACACCAAGGGAACAATCCTCTGGAATGAGCCCCACTCCGACGGCCGCGGCTATCCGATCGAGGAATTTCGTGTCGATGGCAAGGATTACGCCTGGGTGCGCTTCGTCAACGGCACACAAACGGTCGCCGATCCGTGGCTCGTCGAGAAGTTCGGCGGCCATGCTGAAAGACCCTTCAAATCGACCATGATCGGTCGTGGCGTGGCCTTCGCGGTCGTGACCTTCCGCTACAACACCGAGAAATTCGGTGGGCTGCCGGCCTGCCTCTTTGAAATGCTGCCGATGCCGCTCTACGACCTGCGCAAGGACAGCACCAATGGCGGCAGTGGTACCCAGCGCTGGAACGATCCGAGCACCTGGGAACCGAGCGACAACAACGCCGTCGTCGACTACAACATCATCCGCGGCATCTACTATGGCGATGAATGGATTTTTGGTGGCCAGAACCTTGCGGCCTTCCGCCTGCCGGCGTCGAACTGGATCGCGGCGGCTAACGAGTGCGACCGGCTGGTGGACAAGGCCGGCGGCGGCCAGGAGAAGCAGTTCCGTTGCGGCTATGAGATAAAGCCGGCCGACGATGAACCGCTCGCGGTGCTCGACGAAATCCGCAAGGGCTGCAACGGCCGCATTGCCGAGGTCGGCGGAACCTTCAAGATGCTGGTCGGCGCGCCGGGCGCCGCCGTCTACTCCTTCGCCGACGACGATATCCTGGTGACGGAAGACCAGAGCTTCGAGCCGTTCCCGTCGCTCTCCGAAACCCACAACGGGATCGAAGCGACCTATCCCGAGCCGGCCGAGAAATGGGCGTCGAAGGACGCGCCTGCGCGCTACTCCAGTGCGCTCGAGGCGGAGGATGGTGATCGCCGCCTGCTGACCGGGGTCAAGTTTGCGGCCGTGCCGTTCGGCCGGCAGGTGCAGGCGCTGATGAAGGCGATGATCGAGGAGGAGCGGCGCTTCCGTGTGCACCTCTTCCATCTGCCTCCGGATGCCTTCCCGCTAGAGCCGAACGACGTCGTCGCCTGGACGTCGACACGCAACGGCTACTCGAACAAGAAATTCCTCGTCGATCGAATTTTTGGCAAGCTCACCTTCAACCAGCTCGTGGCGCTAAAGGAGATCGATCCCTCGGACTATAGCTGGTCCGGCACCGACGAGCTGCCGACCGATACCGGCTGGCTCGGCCCGATCGAGCCGCCGGCGCAGCCGATGACCGGCTGGTCCGTGCAGCCCGACGCGATCAAGGACGCGGCCGGCGGCGATCGCCGACCGGCAATCCGTGTCGGCTGCGCGGCCGACCTCGACGACGTCCGGAGCGTGCGCGTGCAGGCGCGCGTCAAGGCAACGGCCGCCGTCGTCTTCGACAGCGATGCCACACGCTACGAGGGTCCGTACCAGTGGGTGATTTCCGGCGCCTGGTGCCTGCCGGCGACTACCTTCGAGGTTCGCGGCAAGCTGATCCCAAATAGCACTCGGGTAACCGAGTGGTCCGACTGGCTGGAGGTGACCACCTACGACATCGCCATCACGGACGTCCTGGTTGGGCTCGCCGAGGTCAGGGATGACGTGAGGAACCGTTTCGCCGAGCTGCAGGGCGAAATGGACAACGTGCTGCGCCGCTCGATCGAGGAAATCCTCGACACCTTCTCACTTGAGGGGGCGGTCGGTCAGGTCCAGCGCGAGCAGCTGCGCGCGGAGGTCGGGAGTGCGCTGGCGCAGATCATTGAGGAGCGGCGTGTGCGGGCGACCGAGACCGAGGCGTTGGCGCAGTCGATTACTATCCTCTCGGCCGGCGTCGCCAGTAACCTCGCGCGCATTATTACAGAGGAAACAGCACGCGCTACCGGCGACAGCGCGCTCGCCTCGAGCATCACGGCCGTCAGCGCCGATGTGAACGGCCGGTTTGCCGAGGGCCTTGTGAAGTTCGAGGCGGTCTCGGCCCCTTCAGGCGTCGACGCGCGCTTCTCGGTGCTGCTTCGCGCCGGTACCAGCCAGAGCTTCAAGACCTCCGGCTTCTTTGTCGAACTCTACACCGAAGGCGGCACGCAGAAGTCCCGCATGGCGGTCCAGGCCGATCAGTTCGTCGTCAGCTCCGGCAACGACCGCCACTACCCGATGGTGTTCCAGAACGGCGAACTGGTGCTGGCGATCGCCAACATCGGCACTGTCAACTCCGGCCGGCTGCTCGCCCTCAACAGCAAGGTCGATTTCAATCTCAACGCCGGCACCTTGGAGTTTTACAGCTGATGGTCCGCACAATGATCGGCATCGACTCGACGGGTGCCGCCTGCATCAAAATCATGAAGAACGACGCCGACAATCCGCGCACGACGCCGGACAGTCAGCGGTCGAAGTTCCTCTACAATTCGAAATTCACCATCCAGGCGTCTGTTGCGGACATGGAGAAGTGCAACCAAATCTCTCGGCCGGGGATCAACGACGGCGCCCAATACTACTACCACCCCGCGGGTACGAACGCCTCGAACTATCAGAAGATGGAGGGCTCCGGCGGCGGCTACAGCACTTGGCTTTACCGCAATTCAGCCTTCCCGACCCTCCGCTACAACGTGCCACTCTTCGACTGGAAGCAGAAGAAGGGCGGTGGCAGCAATCGCTACAATCAGATGATGGTGCATTGGAAAGACAGCGGCAAATATTATCAGGGGCGTGGCGGCTACTACGAGGTGGGCAACGCTCGCCAGGGCGGATGGATGAAGGATTATGATGGGGTCGTGTCGCAGTTCGGCTCCATGGCCTACGGCACCTATGCCAAGATCACCGTCTTCGACGACATCGACTCCTTCAACATGTTTCAGTCGCGCGACAAGCGGCTGGTCGTGTGGAACCTGCCCGGCGACAGCGCGGCAGTGAACGAGGCCCCGGCGCTGGCGCCGAACGGCACGAAGACAATCAAGATCAGCTCTACGGCGATGAAGATCGCCAAGCCGGGCTATGATGTCGACGTGGCGACGGCCGCGCAGTTGGCCTTCGACAGCACGCGCGTTCCGGTCAAAGTGATCAAGGCCGCCGATATCGCGCTTCCATCGGGGGTGTCGTTTTACGAGACTGGCATAGCGCTGCCGGACATGGTGGCGCTGGATGTCCATTTTTACTCCGGCTCCACCATCATGTATCCGACGAACCCGGTCGATCTCGATTTCGGGGCGGAATACTGGTTCGACGGGTCGCGCATCTATTTCGATGCTAGCCAGTCGATGCGGGCGCGCTTCATGCTCTATCTGGAGGACAACAGCGCTCCCACCTCGGGCTCCTATAAGATTTGGCGGCAGTTCAACGACGGCACACAGGACGTCGTTCAGTTTCTGCGGCCAGGCGCAGCCAACCCACCTTCCTGGGCAGACATCATTATCGATACGCGCTGGCCAGCGGTGCAGATCCTCGCAGAGGGATACTTCACTGTGAACTCCGGCAACGACGTGATCACCGATGTCCCGTTTGATGGTGCGGGCATGTTCCCCATGGTCAAATACATCACGACGCACGGGGCCGGCTCAGAGTCCGATCTCGGCAGCTGGGCGAACATGTACAAGCTGCCGTTCATCAAGCGGCTGAAATACACCTTCAGCGGCCAGAGCCACGCGGGCGAAAGCACTTACTGCGAGCTGACGGCCAACAACGCTCGCTTCCACACCTTCAGGGGCAACGTCGGCGACTATTACCAGGACGACAGCCTCGATTGGCAGACGAGCGGCGCCTATCCACCGGTCGGCATCCGCTACTTCATCTTTGGCATTCCAGCTTAGGCAGGACAATCATGACCTCACCCTACATGACAGGAACAGTTTCGGTGACGGCGGGGAGCCAAGTCGTGACCGGCTCGGGTACCGCCTGGCAGACGGCGCTCGTCGCCGGCGGCCTCTTCGGTCTCGACAGTTCGAACGGCAACCCGGTTCCGATCCTTTCGGTCGACGGCAACACACAGATAACGCTCGCCAAGCCCTGGCGCGGCATGACCGCGGCCGGTCAGGCCTACTGGATCATCCGCGACACCGCCTACTTGCAGCAGCTCTCCGCCAACGCCCAGGCGCTCGCGACCTATATCCAGCGGCTCGACAATGCCGCACTGGCAGCGCTCGCTTCCCTCAATCCTGCCGCTGACAGATTCGCATATTTCACGGGTTCAGGCGCGGCCGCGCTTGCCACGATAACCGGCTTTGCCCGGACGCTGCTGGATGACCCCGATCTCGCGACGGTGCTCGGCACACTGGGGCTGACAAAGGCGGCGTTAACTGACAGCAACAATCTCTGGACGGCGCCGCAACAGTTTCGTGGCGCTGCCATAGCGGGCGATGGCGTGATTGCCGCAACATTCGCAACGGAACGTTCGTGGAGTGTCGTTCAAAGGGGCGCAGGTGCGGCCGCTTCGCTTTCGCTCGAAAACTCTTCGCAAAAGACGATCGCGTTTTCCAGTGAGGTTACATACACCGGGCCGCAGATTGTCCTGAAACCGCTCGGCGGCACGGCTAACCAGATATTGGTCGGCGGCGTCTCATCCACGGGGCACACGTTTCCGAGCTATTCATTCATCGAAGCGCCCGGAAGCGGTGTTTACGGATACAACACGGCGACTGTCGCCTTTGCCAGCGCAGGGGACAGGTGCGGCATCTGGAATTCTTCCAGCCTGCACGTCGGCGCGCGAACATCGAACACCACTTCTCAGACCGGCACGGGCTCGTCTGCGCTGGCCAACGGGCAATTCTTTTCGTTCCTCGAGGCGGCGTCAAACGGTTCGCCCTTGCAGGTCTATCTGAGCGCTACCGGCACGCTGGTCAACGGCGGCCGAATTCGCTCCGACTCCACCGGTTTGTCGATGCCTTCGACGTCCGACTATCGCCTGAAGGAGAATGTTTCGGACCTCGTTGCTGTGCAAATCGACGCTTCTGAGTTCTCGGATCTCTCGTCTTCTATCTTGCGCGTGCTGGCGCTCCGGCCTGTGTCGTTCACGTGGAAAGACGGGCGCGTTCCGGGTCCGGTCACCGGCTTCATCGCTCACGAGATGCAGCAGGTGTTGCCGCATGCCGTTTCCGGCGAAAAGGACGCGATGGAGGATATCGGGACGATAACCAGAAGGGGTGCCACCATTCCCGAGACCGTTGTCGTGGACCTGGTCGAAGAGGTGCAAGAGGACGGAACGATAGCACTCCGCAAGCTGGAGCGCGTCATTCCCGGATATGTCGAGCCCGACGAGATTTACGAGAACACGCCGCGATCGCTGGTCCAGTCCGGCTTCGAGTTCGAAAAGACCGGCGAGATCATCGCACCGCAGGCGGTCGATCATGTGCAAATCATTCCAAGCCTCGTGGCGGCCGTCCAGGAGATGACCATGATGCTTCTTGAAAGCCGCCGGGCGGTTGGCACCCTCCACGATCAGGTGGCGGCGCTGACCACGAGGCTCGATACCTTGGAAGGTTCGGCCGCTTAACCGGGCGGCCGGCGCGCTTGCGGCGCGCACCAGCGACGGGCCAAGATTGGCGTCCGACCCGTCCGACAGCAGCAAATCATAACCGTCGCACCCGTACCCTGCAGGGCGGGCTCTCTGTGACTGAGTCGTGAGCTTTTTGAAATGGTTTTTGAAGAAGAAATGAAGGCGGTTTCGCCGACGCATCCTCCGGCTGCATGGATCGGCGGCAAGAGGCAGTTGGCAGGGCGCCTGGTCGGGATGATCTCGGCCATCCCGCACGTTACCTATGCCGAACCTTTCGTTGGCATGGGCGGCGTGTTTTTCCGGCGCATATCCGCGCCGAAGAGTGAGGTCATCAACGACCGAAACGGTGAAGTCGTGAACCTCGTCCGCATCCTGCAGCGGCACTATCCGCAGTTCATGGACACGCTCAAATTCCAGATTACCAGCCGGCGCGAGTTCGAACGACTAAAGGCGTGCGATCCGGCAACGCTGACCGACCTGGAGCGTGCCGGCCGCTTCCTCTACCTCCAGAAGCTTGCCTTCGGCGGAAAGGTCAACGGCCAGAACTTCGGCGTTAGCCCCGGCCGACCCGCCAGCTTCAATCTGGCGCGCATGGCGCCGATGCTTGAAGAGGTCCACGAGCGCCTTGCCGGCGTAATCTTAGAAAACCTCGACTGGTCAGTTTTCCTAGATCGCTACGATAGGGCGGAAACGCTGTTCTATCTCGACCCGCCATACTTCGGCAGCGAGGACGACTATGGCAAAACCCTCTTCAACCGTGATCAGTTCGCTGCCCTCGCGAAGCGTTTGAGGGGGCTTCGAGGGCGCTTCATTCTGTCCATAAACGACGTACCTGAGATTCGGGAAACATTCGGCGGCTTTGCGCTGCATGAGCAGAAACTGACTTACTCGCTGAGTGCCGGGAAAGCCACGCCGGCCCGGGAACTCATCATCACAAACGGCCAATGCTGAGCGGCCGAGCAGCCGCTTCCCGTCCTCTTTTAGCTTTTCAGCGAATCAATGCATTATTGCTCGCAGAAGGTGAGGAATTAACGATGATCAACTACTCTGGACTCTCGCGTCCCAAAAGCGTTGCGGCCCCCACAGACCCGATCGAGATCTTCAAAAAGACCCCCAATCTTGGCCAAGCGCCAAATGACTTATGGAAGGGCCAAGCCGAAGCGCTCTCTCACTGGAATGAACATCGGAAAGACGCCGATAACGTCATCATTCTCAACACGGGCGCGGGAAAGTCGATCGTGGGAGTTCTGATCGCGCAAAGCCTCGTCAATGAGCAGGTTGGCCCAGTTGTTTACGCTTGCAGCACGATCGACCTGGTGCTGCAAACGGAACGAGAATGCGAGCGTATCGGGATCAAGAACACCACAAGAACAACCGGCGCTTTTAACAACGACTTGTTCGAAACCGGCAAAGCCTTTTGCATTACTACGTATGCGTCCCTGTTTGCGTCGATCAACGTCTTCAGGGGAGATAAGGCGCCAGCCGCCGTGATATTCGATGACGCTCACGTTGCTGAACGGCTGGTGCGCGACGCGTTTACTGTGACAATCGCCAAGTCGAAGCACCCAGCACTGTTCAAAGACTTGGTCGATATTCTCCGACCGGAATTCGACGGTATAGGCAAGCTGCCTCACCTTAACTTTGTTCTCGATGACGTGGGACTTCGGTCGGTAACCATGGCCCCTCCTGCTACTGCGTTTCGCAATGCCGCCGCGATCAGAGAGGCGTTCAAGCGAAACGAGTACGGCAAACACATCGATCTAAAGTTCGCAGTTATCCAACTCTTTGAGCATATCCAGTTTTGCTCCATCTACATCTCGTCCGACACGATCGAGATCACGCCGCCGTTCATTCCCACTGGACATTTCGATTTCCTTCAAAAGGGCGTCCGGCGGGTCTATCTATCCGCCACCCTCGACTATGACGCTGATTTTATAAGGGGCTTCGGCGTTACCAAAACAACCAGAACCGAGCCAGATAACGATGCTGGCAACGGCGAACGGCTTATCTTGCTGGCCAGTGACTTCGAGGACAACATAAGCGAGATGAACCTCGCCGCGTCACTCGCTGGTACGCAAAAAGTTCTGGTGGCTTCTCCATCTTACTCGAAAGCTAAGAAATGGGAAAAGCTTGTGTCGCCTCCCACTCCCGCCGAATTCAGCGAGCAACTCAATATCTTCCGTAAGAAGGCATCGGGTATGTTCAGCCTTGTGTCGCGCGTGGACGGCATCGACCTGCCGCAAGACACATGCCGCATTATGATGATCGATGGTGCGCCTACCGGCTCCAGCCTGATGGAACGGTTTTTGTTCGATGTGTTGCTGATGAATAATCTCTTTTCGATCAAGTTGGGCAGCAGAATTACGCAGCTCTTTGGCCGCATCAACAGAGGACGAAGTGACTACGGTGCATATATCGTCTGCGGCAGGGATCTGAACATCTGGCTGAAAAACGAGCGCAACATAGCGCTTTTGCCCGAACTCCTGCGCAAACAGGTGATGCTAGGTCAGAACTTGCAGCGAGATTTGGGCAAGACGACGCAGGCACAGGCGGTCGAGTTGGTCGGTGATGTCCTGGGGCGTAAAACGGGATGGCTAGACTATTATCGCGAGACAATTGATGGCCTTGAGGTCTCTCAAGAAGCTGCAAACAAAGTGCGCGAGCGGGAGACGGCCCTTGCCATTGGAGCAAAATCAGAGTGCGAGTTCATGTCCGCGCTATGGAATGGGGACGTCGAAGGTGCCCGAAAAGCGATAATCAACGTCCTAAATGAGGTGGCTGTTGTCGACCCAAGGCTAGCGGGTTGGTATTCCGTGTGGCTGGGGATGACGTATGAGGTTCAGGGTGACAACGACACGGCCGGCACCCACTACAATCGCGCCCGGTCACGCCTAACGCAGCGGCTTAATCTGCCTTTTAGAGCCGTCTTCGAATCTGGTGAGTTCAAAGCTACGGCGCAAAATGACCTTCATCGAAAGTTGCTACTCCTTTGCAATCAAGGTCCGCAGGCACTCGCTGATTTCGTGGCGAAACTACGAGCTGAGAGTGAGCAAGTTTTGAACCCCGCTTTAACCTCCAATCAACACGAGGAGGCACTAAGGCGCGTGGGCGAGCGGCTCGGCTTCGAAACCTCTAGGCCCGACAACGACCACGGCGCCGGCCCAGACGTAGTCTGGTCCCACGAGAAGGAGAAGTATCTGCTCGCATTTGAGCTGAAAACCAAAAAGGACAACCCAGCGGAATACACGAAGACTGAAATCGGCCAGTGCCACAATCACGTGGAGTGGATCAAAGCCAACTACCCAGGCTTCAACTTCGACGGCATTCTCATTGTGGGCCCGGACGGCACATGCGCCGACAACGCGAGCCCTTCCGCTGATATGTGGCTAACCACTCCGCAGAGGTTTGTGAACTGCGTGAAGCGCTTCTGTGCCCGCGTGGATGATGTAAGAGGCGGAACAGCAGTCGCAATTTGGACGTCACTGAACGAGCTAGGCCAACTTCATGAATGGCAACTTCCGGGTATCTTCGCGCAATTGAAGGAAAGAAGAGTTCACGACATGCGCGGTTAG